GGAAGCATTAAGAGAGATTGATTCTCGTGAAATGTTTGAGAAGGATGATGACGTAGGTTCTATATTTTATCAAATAAAAGAAACTATCGAAAGATTCAAAAACATTTAGAATGGCAAGAAAAGCAAAAAGTAAACAATACTTTACAAAGGATACAGAAGATGCAATTATAGAATATAATTTGTCGGATGAACAAAGAGTTAAAGATTTACTATACAGAGATAGAATAAAACCTGCATTTGATAAACTTGCTGAAATAGTTTATAACAAATGGAAGTTTAGTTACTTTGACGATGGTCCGCAGGATGTGATGGCAGAAGTTGTTGCGTTTATGGTTGAAAAGATTCATATGTATAAAAATGGTAAAGGTAAAGCATTTTCATACTTTACAATTGTTGCTAGAAACTATCTTATTTTAAATAATAACGCAAATTACAAACGATATAAGGATACGGATGTTTTATCTTCTTTACCTGAAACATTTGATACTGAAAATAACTTTAAAGAGGAAGTTAGAAATGATGAATTCCGAACTTTCAATCAAAGAATGTTAGCATATTGGGATGTTCATTTAGAAAATTATTTTCCAAAAAAACGTGATATGCAGATTGCCGATGCGGTTTTGGAATTATTTAGAAGAGCAGAATATATAGAAAATTTCAATAAAAAATCTCTATACCTACTTATTAGAGAAATGACAGGTCACCCAACTCATTACATAACAAAAGTTGTCAATAAAATGAAAGAAAGACAAATAGAGTTATTTAATGAATTTCAAGATATAGGGGACATTAAAATTTAACACTATGATTCAATTAGGAATTTCAGCTTTCTACCATGATTCAGCAGCTTCAATAGTAATAGATGGTAAAGTTATATGTGCAATAGAAGAAGAGAAGTTGTCAGGCATAAAGCATGACAACTCTTTTCCATTTAAGGCAATTGCTTGGTGTTTAAGCTACGCAAATGTAACAATCGATGATGTTACTATGGTTTGTTGGTATGAGAACCCAGATTTGAAGTATGATAGGGTAAAACATACATTGGGTAAGAGGTGGATTCGTAATTTTAAGACTTGGTTTAAGTTTAAAAAAGAATTTAACTCAACAGAAGGCAATTTACCCCAATTTTTAGATAAAAACATCGGTTTTAAGGGTAAATTATACAAAGTTAAACACCATTTATCACATTTAGCACTATCTTTCTATACATCACCATACGATGATGCTATTGGGGTATCTATTGATGGAGTGGGTGAATGGGATACTATTTCCATTGCAAAGTGTGATATTGGGGGTATTAAAGAGGTAAAATCGGTATATTTCCCTAATTCTTTGGGATTAGTGTATTCAACTATAACTGCATATTTGGGATTCAAACCCAATGAAGGAGAATATAAGGTAATGGGGTTAGCCCCTTACGGAACTCCTAAAAACTACGAACATGTTTTTGATAAATTTACCAAATTAGGTGGAGATGGTATTGTTAGTATAGACCAAAAGTATTTTACTTGGCAATATTCTAATACTGATATGTTTACTATGGATTTAGTAGACTTAATTGGTTTTGAACCAAGAACGCCAGATTCGGAAATAGAACTACATCATATGGAGTTGGCATCAGCTCTTCAAACTTGGTATGAAAAGTGTTTTTACTATTTAATCAACGTTTCAACCGAATACATTGATAGTAAGAATTTAGTATTAGGTGGTGGGTGTGCATATAACGGAACTGCTAATGGTAAGATAAAACAAAACACATCTATAAAGGATGTGTGGATTCCGTATGCTCCATCTGATGCAGGTTCTGCAATTGGTGCGTGTTTATATGTTTGGCATGATTGTTTGGGGCATCATAAAAAAAGAGGAGGTGATAATCAATCACCATATTTAGGACCTGAGTTTAGTGAAGAATATATTTTAGATATTATAAAAAAATCCAATAACTTAATGGTCGATATTATAGAAGATGAAGACGAATTATGTAGAATTACTGCTAATATTATAAATAATGGAAAAATTGTTGGTTGGTTTCAAGGTAGAACTGAATTTGGTGCAAGAGGGTTAGGTAATCGTTCTATATTAGGTAATCCACATATATCAGATATTAGAGATAGGATAAATAAAGTTGTAAAGAAAAGAGAAATGTTTAGACCATTTGCTCCATCTGTAACTTTTGAAGACTATGCAAAATACTTTGATTCAGAAGGAGAAGTGCCATATATGAATCAAGTTGTTAAAGTTACTGGATATAAAGATATACCATCTGTAACACACATTGACCGTTCAGCAAGAATACATACGGTTAGAAGAGAACAAAATCCATTATATTATAAACTATTAAAAGAATTTGAAAAAATAAGTGGAACTCCTATATTATTAAATACATCTTTTAATTTAAAAGGACATACTACAACTAACGACCCACATAAAGCAATTTGGACATTTGAAAATTGTGATATGGATTATTTGGTTATAGGTAATCTTATAATAAGTAAAATATGATAATATACGGTTACGGATGTAGTTGGACGGAAGGTGAAGGATGTGATATATCAGTTGAAAATGAAATAACGGATAGAACTTTAAAAAAAGAATTTAGAAATAGTAATTCTTGGTTGAAGTTTTTATCTGATAAATTAAATTTAGAATCTGTAAACAAATCCTTTTCAGGTAATGCAAACAATAAAATTTTCAATGATATTGTTTTGGATATTAAAAATGGTGTTGTAAAAAAAGGAGATTTTGTTATAGTAATGTGGAGTTCATCTTTGAGAGATTATGTTCCATTTTTACCAAAAGGTGAATGGGTTAGTTGGTCGGTAAAGCATTTAATAGAAACACCTGAAAAGTTTATTGAATCATATAAAAGCGAAGATATTAAATATGATGAATTTTTAAAAAGATATAAAGATACATTTGTATTAAGTATGTTTAATCAAAACTACTATAACATTGTAAATCAGAATTACATTATTTTTTTACAAAGTATGTTTAAAGAATACGATATAAATTACCTTATGTGTGATTCATTTGAATCAACTATAATAGATTTAGAACCATCGGATGATGTTAGATTTTTAATCGATGACAAACCATATTGGAGATTTAATAAAACTACATTTAGAGATTTTTTAAATAATACAAATAGATTAGATATATGGGAACATCAAGATGCTAATTTTAAAACCAGAGCAACACAACATCCCAATAAAGAGGGATATAAACTAATAAGTGAAGAACTTTATAATTATATAGTAGACAACAACTTAATTTAATATGGCATCGGAATTCCAGTTATTTGATGGTAAAAACTTATCATCGTTATTTAAAGATATTTACGATAATCAACAAGCTAAAAAGAAGAATATTTCAGAAATGATTGAATCTCTTCGTAAGTTGATTCGTAATGTAGGTGAGGCAACAGTTCTTGCACCTATTATTAGAGATTTGATTGATTCATCTATTAAGAATGATGACCATTTAATTAAATTAGCAACAATTGCACAAAGATTGGCAGCTGCTGAAGCAAAAGGAATTGGTGAAGATGGGTGGTTGAGTGAAGCAGAAAAAGCACAATTAGTGGGTGATATGGAAGATACCATAAATGAAATTGAAAAAAAGAACGATGAACGGTTATTAGATATTCAAGTTGAAATAGAAGATATAAAAACAAAAATATAAATGGAAGCATTTTTAGCAACGGTTGATAAAGTATATCCAACTAATACTGATTTTTTAAAAAAAGATGTTGATAAAATATCAATATATAATGGTAATACAAATTTTTCGGATTTAGATGCTAGACGATATGGTGCAATAGAGTATTTATCAGAAACGGGTATTAAGAATGACGATGCACAACCATTTGATAAAAATAATTTTACATTCCCAATTAAAGGTGAGACGGTTGTAATATTCAAAATTGCAAACCAAACTTTTTGGATGCCATACACAACTACTCCATATGCAAATTATAGAAAAGATTATATTACAAAAACGGCAACCAATGCAGAAGATGTAACCGAAGTTGGTGGAAATACAACTGCAAAAGAACACAGAGAAACAGTAAATGCAGGTGGGACTACTACAAACGCAGCTGCTGGAAAACCTTCGGATAAAAAGGAATATAATGTAAATGAAAAGATTAAATTTTTAAATCCAAAAGAAGGTGATACTATTTTAAGTGGTAGAGTTGGTAATACAATTCGTTTATCCGAATTCTTTTTATCTTCGGATGGTAAATCTTATCCTGGTATATTCATTCGCAATAAACAAAATGCAGAATTAGATTCTAAACCAATCGGTGAAATGATTGATGAAGATATAAATAAAGATGGAACATCTGTTTACTTTGTATCGGGTAAAACCAAAGTTCCATTTAAAGAAACAATATCTAAAACTAAAATAGGATTTAAACAATACCCATCTGATTTTAGTGGAGAACAATTATTTATAAATTCGGATAGAATAATCTTTTCAGCAAAAGCAAAGGAGTTTATTATATATGGAAAAGGAAACACAGGTGTAATTACGGATGGTAACTATTCAGTAGATGCAGGTAAGGATGTTTATATAAATTCTAATAAAAATATTATAATACATTCCAATAAATCAAATCAAATATTTTTAAATTCAGAAAATGGTAAGATATTTTTAGGAAAAAATGAGCCTCCTGGTGATGCGGATGCATCTGTTCAAAAAATGGTATTGGGTGGAGAGTTGGTTAAAATAATGGGTGATTTAATTGATTTGATAACTCAATCGGTATATGCATCTTCTTTTGGACCAACTTTTCCTGGTCCGGAAAATGTTCCATCATTTATCGCATTAAAAAATAAATTGAATATTCTATTATCATCTACAAACTTTTTGAGTAAATAAAATGTCTTGGACGATATATAAAGCTAATATGCTTGAAGCAGCGGTATCATTTAGGTTTAAAAATGACCCAGATGGAGCAGCTGCTTTTATTGCAAATGAATATCACAATTGCATACAAAGAGGTGGTGATATGTTGTATGGTGTAAATGTAATAAATGGTAATGTTATAGGTATGACAAATGCTATAAAAGCAGCTTTTAAAAAAGGAAGAGAAAGTGGAGGTGAAAATTTTAATTTATTGCAAGAAATATACCCATCTGCATTTGATGCATATTGGTTAGGTGCTGAAATGTCTCCGTTTCCAAATCCGTTGTTAAGGCCATTGGGATGGCAATCAACTCCACCTGCTCCTGGTGCAGTTATGAATGTTGGACCAAATCCAATAGCATTAGCATCATCTATTGCAATAAATAAAGCATTAAAAGAAGCTGCGGAGTTATTAATTGATGAATTAAAAAAACAAACAATCCAAATGGATGGTATTGATATAAATGTATATGATACAGTTATTAAACTTTTAAAAAAAGAACAAATTGTAGATGGAATTAAAAACCATCCCACAATCATAGCTGGTAAAGTGGTAGTTGAAAAATACAATGAAATTAAAAAGAAAAAACCATCAATTGGTTCTCAATTTAAACCATCCATTAAATTTCCATTTCCAGAATTACCAAAAAGAAAAGATTTAATTGAAAAAGCAAAATCAAAACTAATAGAAGAAGCAACTGCTCAAATTAAAGAAAAACTAATACCACCAATTCAGGAACAAATATTGCAACCAATTATAGCACCTATACAAATTGCAGTAGAATTATCAAAATCCATTCCATCACCCAAACCTACAAAAGAACAAATTAAACAATTTGTAGTAGATACGGCAAACGGTGCAATACCTAAAATAAATTTACCTGGCATTGATATTCCAAAAATACCAACAAAGGAAGAATTAAAAAAACAAGTTGAAGATACTTTGCCAACAAAAGAACAATTGGCTTCTATGGCATTTGATATGATTAAAGATAAAATACCTAATATTCCAAATATATTTTATACTCCACCATCATTTAAATTTAAACCATCATCAATGATATTAATAGACCCGTTTGTAAATTTGGCAAAAGTTCATTTAATGGGAACGGGTGGAAGTATGAATATTATTGCACAATATCCACCACCCGCACCACCCGCACCTGCAATATTAGTATGGTCTGGATATAATGTTATTGGGTAAATTTTAAGTTATTATATTTATTACTAAACAAACATTTTTTTTATGAAATCAGACATTTTAGTAACCCTTATCAAAGAGGTTGTAAAAAACGAAGTTAAACAACAAGTTAAAGAAGAACTTGTTAAACTTATCAAATCTGGTGTAGTTACATTAAACTCACAAAAGAAATCAACACCATCGTTAGCAGAATTAACGGAGGTGAATACTACTGCTCCTATTAGAAAGCAGGCAGTAGTTCCAACACAACAAAGAGCACAACAACCACAGAAAGAATATACAAAGAACGCTGCAATAAACGAAATTCTTAATATGACAACTCCATTTACATCTGCACAAAGAGTAGAAGGTGGGCAAGGTGGTGGGAGTGTATTAGATATGATACAACCTAAAATGAGTGTTGAAGAAGATGGTTGGGAAACTATGGACTTTAGTGGTGCAGGTGTTCCACAAAGTATGCCACAACAATTCGAATCAACTGGTGATGATTTGCAAGATGCAACAATGAAAGCATTAACAAGAGATTATTCAGAGTTAGTTAAAAGATTTAAATAATGGCAATAGAGCTTGGTAAGGTAAATGTAGTAGATTTAGCGGAAAATGATTACAAAGTATTAGGTATTGGGATAAATAGCACTTCCAATTCTAATGGTATTTTTGCTGTCAATTATACTACACTTACCCAAGCAAAGGATAATCTTAAAAATCTTATTTTAACTAGAAAAGGTGAAAGATTAATGCAACCTGAATTTGGGTGTGATGTTTGGAGAGTGTTATTTGAGCAAATGGATGGTAATGTAATAGAAACAAGTATAGAAACTTCAATATTAGATGCAGTATCTATCTGGTTACCATATTTAAATATAGATACTATCGTATTTGATTACGATGAAAATGATATAGATAATAATAGAATAGCTTTGGATATTAAATTTTCATTAGTTTCAAATAAGAATCTATCCGAATCAATACAAATAACTGTAAATAACTAATAATGGCAATCAAACCGTTGGATAAGAATTTTGGAAGTAATAACAAAAACATAAATTATGTTGGTAAAGATTTTGCTGCATTAAAGCAAAACCTTATTGATTACACTAAAACATATTTCCCAAACACATATTCAGATTTTAATGAAGCATCACCTGGTATGGTGTTTGTTGAGCAAGCAGCTGCAATTGGAGACATACTTTCATTTTATCAAGATACACAATTAAAAGAATCTATATTATCATATGCTTCCGAAAAGAAGAATGTGATGGCATTGGCACAAAATATGGGATACAAACCAAAGGTAACATCACCTGCGGTTACAACCTTAACTGTATATCAAATTGTACCATCAATTAATAGTGGTAGTCTTAATGCACCAGATGAAAGATACCTTTTTAAAATAAAAGATGGAATGGAAGTTGAATCAACATCTAATTCAAACATTATTTTTAGAACAGTTGATACTGTTGATTTTGCAAATACTACAAATAGAGATGTAGAAGTTTACGAAAGAGATATACAGACAGGAGCACCAACTAGGTATTTAGTAACTAAAACTGTAAAAGCAATTTCTGCAAAAGAAGTATCAACATCTATTTCATTTGGTGATGATACGGATTATCCAACAGGTACTTTAACTGATACTAATATTATTGGTATATCATCTGTTACTGATAATAATGGAAATGTTTATTACGAAGTTCCATATTTGGCACAAGAAAGTATATTTGCTGAGCAATCTAATACGGATTATAATTCCGAATTATCCGAATATTCAAATACAGTTCCGTATATATTAGAAGTAAAAACCGTTCCTTATAGATTTTCTGTAAAGATAAATTCTGATAATACAGTAGATTTACAATTTGGTAGTGGTGATACAAGATTAAATGATGAGCAAATATTACCAAATACAAAAAATGTAGGATTGGGATTAGCTAATTCGGTTCAACGATTAAATCAAGGTATTGACCCATCCAATTTCTTAAAAACAAATACATTTGGTATAGCACCTATAAACACATCTTTAATTGTAAAATATTTAGTTGGTGGTGGTATCGCTTCAAATGTAAATAGTGGTGATTTAACTACAATTAGAAGAGTGGAATTTGAAGAAGACCTCTTATCTATTCCAGCTGATTTACTAAATTCATATAATGATACTAAATCAACAATAGCAGTTGAGAACTTAGAACCCGCTATTGGTGGTAGAGGTGCTGAATCAATTGAAGAAATAAGACAGAATGCATTAGCAACATTTGGTTCTCAAAACAGAGCAGTAACTAGACAAGATTATATTGTAAGAGCATTGAGTATGCCAGAAAGATATGGTAGTGTTGCAAAGGTATATGTTTCACCTGATGGAGAAATTGATAACAATTCCCCATCATCTATTCTTGCAAATTCAAAAAACATAACAGAGTTCGTTGCAATAGTTGAAGGATTAAAAGATAAACCAAAAAACGATATTCAAAAAGAATTAGTTAAATATCTTACACAAAAGAAAACATCAATAGCAGAGGTTAATAACCCATTTGCTATCAATATGTATGTATTGGGTTATGATGTAAATAAGAATCTTTCAAACTTAAATAATGCAATCAAACAAAATCTTAAAACTTATTTAGGTGAGTATAGAATGCTAACCGATGGTGTAAATATAATCGATGGTTTTGTAATAAACATTGGTTGTGATTTTGAAGTTATTTGTTATTCAAACTATAATAAAAGAGAAGTTCTTGCTAATTGTTTAGTAGCATTGCAAAGTTATTTTAATATAGATAATTGGACATTCAACAAATCAATAAACATTTCAGAAATAGAATTGATATTGGCAAATGTAGAAGGTGTAATGAGTGTTCCATCTGTAAAGATTTCTAATCTATGTTGCACAGATAATTACTCAAATCATAGTTACAATATAGAGCAAGCAACCAAAGGTAAGATTGTATATCCATCTTTAGACCCTTGCGTTTTTGAAGTTAAATATCCAAATAAAGACATTAAAGGGAGGGCTATATAATGCATAAATTTTATACATCATCATACGATGCGAGTATCTACTTACAACAACCAGACCAGAATGCAGGTAGAGATGAGATATTAGAGGTTGGTAAATTATATTATGGAACTATGAAAGATATTTATAGAACCTTAATAAAATTTGATGTATCTACTTTGGAAACGGGTAGTGGGTGGAGAGCATATTTAAATTTAAAAGCAGCTAACTCGGAAGAATTACCTTTAGAATATACAATATATGCAAATGCTCTTTCTTCAAGTTGGAGTATGGGAACTGGTACTAAATTCGATAATATAACATCGGATGGTGTTAGTTGGAAATATAGAGATGGTGAAACAAAATGGGTTGGATACGATACAACGGGAGGAACTGCGGTTTATTCTACAACGGGAAATACAACAACGGGTTCATCAAACGCTGAAGGTGGTGTATGGTATTTAAGTGGTTCTGCATCCCAATCATTTAATTATGAAAGTGATGATGTTAGAATGGATGTAACCAATATGGTAAATATATGGTTAAGTGGTTCAGTTTCTAATAACGGTTTGGTTATCCATCATAGTTTGAGTGCAGAAAATGATACATTGGATTATGGTGTTCTTAAATTCTTTTCAAAAGAAACTAATACAATATATCAACCTAAATTAGAAATAGTTTGGGATGATAGTTCTATTGTTACAGGTAGTTTAGCACCTGTTACAGGTTCAGCTGAAGATGGGTATAAAGTTGTTGTTACAAACTTAAAAACACAATACGAAGCAAATACAAAAGTAAAGGTTAGAATAAAAGGTAGAGATAAGTATCCATCCAAATTATTTGGAACTACATTCTCATATGACCAATCTAAATATTTACCAACAACAACATATTATCAGTTAGAGGATTATACTACGCAAGAAATTATATTTCCATTTGGAAATTATACAAAGGTTAGTTGTGATTCAACTTCGAATTACTTTATAATGGATTTATCAACATTACCTATAAACAGAACATACTTACTAAAATTAAAAATAGTTGAAGGTGGTATTTCTACTATAATAGATGATAAATTAAAATTTGAAATAATATAATGGGAATAACATCATTAGAAGCAATTGCAGAAAAGTTAGCAGATAAACGAAAAGAAGATTTAGAATCTATTTTAAGTATATCTGGTTCTTCTGCTATTTCAAAAAACAATTATGGAGTAACAATTGTAGATGAGCAAAATATTGCATCATCTTTATTATTTAAACCATTAACAAAACCTAAACAGGATGATGTTGAGTTAATAAAAGCAATTGATGTTATAGTTACGGAGTTAAAACCAAATATCCCAATTCCCAATTTGGACTTAGTTCCAAGACCATTATATACGGAGCAAGTTACAATAAATGAAGATTTAAGAAAGCAAGTTGCTGATTTAAATATAGAAGTAACTGATTTGACTGGACAAGTTACTACATTAAAATCAGAAGTTGAAACTCAAATAAACAATAGATTAAACATAGAGCAAACAAACGATGCTCTTGTAAATCAAACTGAATCACTTATAAAAGTAGTTGGTGATTTTTCAACACAGATACAGAACGCGGTTCAAAAATCAGTTGATGAATCTATTTTAAGAGCATCTTTACAAGCACAAAACACAGGTTTCAAAGCACAGATAAATGCGTTGATTAAACAAATAGATTCATTAAACGCAATCATTGAAGGTTTGCAATCTCAATTGGGAGCAGTTCAACAACAACAAGCAATTCAACAATCAACTGCGGCAAATGCGGCTGCCGCAGGTGCTGATGCATTTGTAAATGCAGTAACTGCTAAATTTGAAGGTGAAAGTCAATGGAAACAACAAACAACTGGTTTATTTGCATATATAAATGCAGAAACTTATGGTAGTAAATGGATGAGAAATGGAATTCTTAAACTTACAAATAACGATAAATTACCTGTTAAAATAAATATGGTATTTAAATCTGCAAATGGTTGGAACTGGTTAGTTATACCTAAAAACAATTTTGATTTAGCAGGTGGTGAAAGTGATGAAATTACATTTGGTATAAATTCAAAAGTAGTTCCTCGTAATGCGGAATCCACTTCAACTAATTATGTACTATATACGAGCTGGGGAAGTAGTACGATATACGAAGGAACATTGAAACTAACTATAACAAAAGCAGACGGAACTACTCAATCGAAAGATTATCCTGCTGGTTTCCAAAAAACTAATCCTGGTAGCTATGGCGCTTAAAAAATATACAAACTTTGAAGCAGTAAATGCAAAAACTACGAATGAAGGTAAATATCTACAATCGGAAGATTTATTCATTGTTTCTAAAAACGAAATAGAGGATACCGATTTTGGTGATTGTAAGTATGATGTAATGGAAGTATCTGTATATGATATAAACAATAACTTATTACCTCATAAAAGTGGTAAAAATGTTGAGTATGTTAAATATCAACATATAGGTAATTATTTACACTCAATGGTAAACAAAGGAGGCCAGAAAGAAATTGCTATTGATGCTGAGAAGTTATTAAACGATTTAGGTTTTACAAATGGTGTTCTTAAATTGAATATAAACTTTGTCCGTCAGAGAGTTGGTTCAGATAATGAATTACAAAGAGTTTGGATACAAGAAATATCTCCATCGAGAGAAGAGATTAGAGTTGTTCCTTTAAAAACAAAAGATAATAACATAAATGGAATTGTAAATAGAGAATTTAAAAATTTAGATAATCTTACAAAGGATTTTAAATATTATAAGAAAAATATATTAGATTCATTAGATTCATTCGAATTTAATTTTTTAACTACAATAGATGATGCGTTGGTTGCCAAATTTGGAAACGATTTTAGAGCAACGGTTAGAAAAGATTTTGGTTTAAGAGATTTAGATGCTTTCAATAAAAGAGTATTTGAAAATTTTAGAGATAGTGTAAAGAATTGGGTAAATAATAGATATTACGATGTATCACAATCTAATTTTGGAGCAGCATCTGAAATACGATTTGATGATTGTGAGCAATATCCATTTGCAGCATTATTAAATGAAATACAAAACATATTAAACAATTGTATTGCATTTAATGTAAAATCATTAAAAAGAAGAAGTGTAAACTATACGCAGATTCCAAAAGAGTTTGGTATAGTTGAATTGAGAAAACAAATACAAGACAATTTAGATTCATTCTCAACAAGAATTGATATTAAAAAGAATGTGTATTCACCTGGTGCAGCAGCTGCTACGGTAAGTGGAACGCAACTTTTACCACCAATTACAACCGTTATAGAAGTACCAGTTGCAGTAGACCCACCAGTAGCTCCAATTATTAAAAAACCAATAGAAAAAGTACAGATACAAGAACCTAAAACTCCACCTGTAAAAGTTGCACCACCAAATGTAGAACCTGCACCGGTTATAGAACAACCGTTTATAGGTGGAGGTGGTTCTACCAAATATATACCTGTGGGGTTAGATGGGACAACTAACTATTACAACGGATTTGATACCAGAGGATTTGAAAATTTGGATACCGATATAACAGGTAGAGATTTTGGATAATACCATATTTATATTAAAATAACAAATAATTAATGGCAGCACCTAGAGAGATAGGATATAATGAAAACGGTGATTCACTAATGAATGATTCCGGTGCATCACTTGCTGCAAGTGAGCAGGGCGGAGGAAACGATGTTTCCCGTCAACCATCGATACCATACGTCCCACCGATTGAACAAAGTCCTTTAAAGATTCATTTAACAACAAAGGATGGGTCTGCGGTTGAATTCTTTGAAGATAGTAAATCAAAGGGTATAGGTACTTATACAACAGTAATACATAACCCATCTACTGCATTTGGTTCAAGAAGAGAATATACTGCAAGTATAAATGGTGGAAAAGTTCTTTCTAAATTTATAGTTTCTATTATAAATTTTGATTCATTCAGTTATAGTGGTAATTCTAGATATGTAGAAGGAATTAGAATAACCGAATACAGATGGGAAAACGAACAATGGTCGGAGCAACAATATCCTCGTACATTTAATTTTACTGCAGGAACTATACAATTGGATTTTGGTGTTGAAAAAACAAAATTAACCAGACCACAACCTGCTCCAACTCCAAGTCAACCAACAACAGTAATTGTATCAAACCAAAATCCAAATTCACAATATGAAGTATCATTTGGTAGTAATCTAAATGGAGAGTTAGGAAACTCTTTAAATTTAGTTTACAATATATTCTATGGAACTAATATAGTTTCAAGTGGAATATTGGGATTGGGGCAAAATAAAATAGGAGAATTATCCGATGAAGTTTTATTAAATTCAACTGTAAACTTTTCAGTAGAAGGTAATTTACCAGATGGTGTATCAATAGAACAGATATATGGTGGATTGGCTTCTCAGTTTTCAGGTGGTGATTTTGCAAAATTAGAAAAATTTTCATATGCTTTTAGTGTTCCTGCATCTAGATTAAAAAGTTCATTTGTAGTAGTAGTAGATGCTGCAAAAGAAATCAAATTTGCAGAACCAAAAGTATTTTTACCTCAAACTCAATTTAATATCGGTGTAAAAGAATCCGATTTAGAAAGAGAAGTAAGCATTCCATTTAACACAGAATCAGCTGATAGTGTATTAGTTTATACATCAACTGATAAATTTATAGAAATCCCTGCATCCAATGGCAGAGTTTCGTTATTTTTTCAAAAAGATTTTAATGAAATATACGGAACTAAAAAAGTAATATTAGTTGCTCAGAGTAATAATTTTGGTACAGGTCAAAAAGCAGAAGCACTTATTACATTTACTGCAATAAATGATTACCCATCTATAACAGAGGTAACATTTGCAGATGCAATAGATGTTCCATCTTTTTCTGATTTTAATATTGGATTTGATGTTAGTTGGAATTCATTTGCAGCAACGAGTGTAGATATTTACTTAAAGTTAAAAGATAATTCGTATGTTTTATTATTTGGAAACCAATCATCAAATGGTTCGGCAACATTAAATCTTAAAACTTTAAGAGAAAAATATTCTAATTGGACGGGTAGTGATAATATAACATTAAAATTAAAACCATATAATAGAGGTGGTGCAGAAGAATTAGTTGGTAATGATTATGAAGTTGTTACTAAATTAACTCTACCAACTTTGTATTTAGATGATGATATATTAAAAAGTGCATTGTTTCAAGCATTTGGTGAAAAATTAAGTGTAATAGAGCCAGAACCAAATAGTAAGTATCTAACACATCTTGCTAACTTTGGAAACAACGAACAAATTTTAATTTCATCTTGGGAAAATGATAATTGGTCATTATCTAGAAAATCGGTAGATAATTTAGGAAACGAATTTGTTAAAGATACTGATAAAGTAGAATCTGTAATATTAAAATTATACTCTCCTTTAAATCCGGAGATAATAAACAATTCTACATTTTGGATTACTAGATTAATGAGTAATCCATTAATTGAAACTGTTGTTTTAACAGAACAAGCTGATATATTATGTCCTCCACTAAAAGGACCTAATTTCGCAGCTGATGTAGATTTTACAACGGGTCAATCAACTAATTATGAATCATTAGATAATTTGATATTATCTGCATCCGTATTAAGTTCATCTACATTAGTTAGTACATATTTAAGTGCATCTTTAATAGATACAACACCATTAAATATAGAATACACAGATGGTTCATCGTATTTATGGGATAATTTTGTTCATTTTAGTTCTGCAAAAGAAAGAGTAGATAATTTTACATATAAAGTTCAATTGATTGAAACATATGAAAATTTATACGAATCAGCAGCATCTATAAATAATGCATATAACCAATCAGTAGCTGCTTCGAATGAGAGAGAAAGACAATTATTAAAGAAAAACCAATTAATAAATAACTTTGATGGGTTTGAGAAGTTTTTATACACATCTTCTTCAATGTCTTGGCCGTATATTGGTAATGACAGATTATCGTCTGCAAACCCCACCGCATCCAATTGGTATGAAGATGTAATATCATTAGCAGAAGGATTTGATATAGAAAATCCCAACTTTGTTCAAAATAATATACCACAATATATTGTAAATAATACTGATAATCAAAGTTTATTGTTATTTTTTGCAATGGTTGGACAACATTTTGATAATATCTACTATCACACAAAGGCAATTGAAAAAAGTAGAGGATTGGGGTATAAATCAAAAGATGGCATTTCAGATAAATTATTATTTGAAGCATTGAAATCATTTGGTTGGGATGCTAATAGTTTATCAT